CAAGAGACGAGCCAAACACCAAAAGCCCCTTACAACTCATCACATAGCGTGTTATAGCAATGTCCAATAAATCGGACAGAAACACACGGACCCGTATTCAGTTTAGAAAATATGCTATTGCAATTATACAATGAATATGATATATTATATGTAGAAATTACAGAGGCGACTCTTTAAAGTGCCGGAGGGTTAGATTATGAGTAGACGAAATTATCGAGTATTATCCTATAAAGAAAATCAAAACTATAATACAATTATTGAATGTTTAAGATTAATTAAGGAGGTATAAAAAATGTCACTTGCTGAAAAATGTTACTTAGCTGTAACAATTTGTTGTGCAATATCTGCAACAATAAATATAACTTTACTACTTGTGAAAATTGAAAAAGCCCGAGCTCGTTCGCGTGAGCTTAAGAGACTTAAAAAACTCCGACAGTCTGAGCGAGCGCAAACTTGCTCGCATCTGAGGGATCAAAACAGGCAATTAACATTGTTATATTATGATATTATCGGAGGTAAATATAATGATTAATAATGATATTAATAATGATATTAATAACAATCTATTTGATGACTTATATCAAGAATATAAAATCAACGGCTATATCGTTGGTAATGAGCCCAACGAGCAAGAAAAAGATGTAATTTGCAAATGCTTTTATATTTTGCTCCCATTAATTTTAGGCAATATGAGTCCAAGACAACGCGAAGTAATCACACTTATATACGGCTATAATAAGACACAAAATCAAGTCGCGAAACAACTAAATATAAGTCAGAGTAATATATCAACACATTTAAGAATCGCATATCAGATTGTTAATAATTATTTCAACATTATATTTAAAGCTACTTTGTTGGGTTTAAGATATGAAAAAGGAAAAGATTAAATATTCCAATATTATTTATGGGTTTGATATTGAGACAACTACAACGAATGAGATAACAAGCTTATATCTATCGAACTTTGTATCAGTTGATTTTAATATCAATCATGAGTCTAACGAGGATATATTACAATCAATGTCTCCGGCTTACTTTTGTCGGAGCGCTACCGAGATAGACTCATATCTCAGGACTCTCAACGATAAAGGCGAAAAAGAAAAAAAGCGGTATATCATATATTGCCATAACTTAGCATATGAGTTCGATTATTTAATTAAGAATGTGCCCTTTGTTATTGAGAATTTTGATAATAAAGATACACTATTTATCAAGCCCAGAATACCGCTATTTGTTAGACTTAAATATATAGAGTTCCGCTGCTCGTTTAGACTCCTTAATGCTCCACTCAAAAGCATAGGAGATAACCTCGGCTATCCTAAACTCGAAATAGATTACAGGGCTAAATATTATAGCTTTTCAAAATTGCCAAATGTAGAATATGAATACAACGAGCGTGATGTTAGATTAACATTACTCGGTGTTTTAAAAGAGTGCTCAAAGTGGAATTATATTAATTCTGTTAAGGATATACCGTTAACGAGTACGGGGTTTACTCGTAAGAACAACCAAAATATTAATACATCAGGCGATCGTAAGGATTATGCCGGTTTTTGTGCCTATCAAAAAAAATTCAGTAAATCATATATTGATTTTTTGGAGCACACATTTTCGGGAGGCTATACTCACTCTAACGCTCTTTATGTTAATAGAGTATTGCATAATGTAGCGAGTTTTGATATTGTTTCAAGTTATATTGATACGATTCTACACCGAGAATATCCGCGGTTTTTTAAAAAATATAATGGCTCATATGGACTACAATTCTTTAAGCACTTAGAGAGTTTAAACAATTCAACTGACTATATGGAGGTGCTCAGGAATTATGCAAGACCTTTTGAATTTGCATTTATGGCGCACTTGACACTTAAGAATATAACCCCTATAATAAGGAAAAATAATCTTATATTGCCAATTAGTGCAAGTAAATGCGATTTTTTAGTCGGGGTAACTCTTGATAATGGGCGCATATATAATGCTAAGGTTGCGCGCTTAAATGTTACTGAGATTGATTATTTCATTATTAGCCAGTTTTATAATTTTGATGTCGTTGAGTGTGACGAAATATACTATTCGCATACATATAGACCATTGATGCCATATGTAACTAATTCGACGCGTGAATATTTACACGAGAAAAGCACACTTAAACATGTGCTTGCGCGCGGTGAGCATCTTAATAAGAAAGATTTTTATTGCGAGAAAAAAGGCAAATATATATACTCAGAGTCTCAAATTGAGCATATATTATCATTACCTCAAGAGGAGCGAGAGAAATTACTTTCTGACAATTACGCACGCAGTAAAAATAAACTCAATGCTCAATATGGAATTAATGTCCAAAAGCTACTAAACCCTCAAATAACATATGATCGGGTAAATGATTTTTATATTAATGAGCTTGATGATGGAGTAACCGCGAAAGTGTTATATCGAGACTTTACTAACGGATTATATATAACAGCCTATTCGAGACTTAATTTATTTTGTTATGCGCTTTATCTTATAGATCGCACGGATGCGCGACTCATTTATAGCGATACAGACTCGTGGAAAGTGTATGGAGATATTCATAACGCTGTGAGAGTCAACGAGGAGTATAATCATTTTATTGAGAGCATTGTTCATAATTCAAACGATTACAATATCGGATATTTTGACTATGAGGAGCTTTACACATATTTTGCAACTTTAGGATGCAAAAAATATATTACCTCAGACGGAGAAAAAATAAGATGCACTATTGCAGGAGTAAATAAGAGGGCTACAAGTAAGGCATTTACTGAACTTTTTCAAGCACTCAATTATGATATTGATATATTTGTTAAAGTGGCATTTAGCCCTTGCACTATTCTTTCGCATAGCATCACCAATAAATTAATTACACTCTATCATAACGAGCAATATAACATAACAGTTACTGACGAGAACGGACAGAGCGGAGTTATAACCGGGACTAATATGGTAGAGCTTGCCGATTCTGATCATGTCCTTATGGATTATGACAAAAAGGCAATTAATGAGTATATTCAATATTTTTCGGGCTTGCAAAATACTGTTGTAGATTACATTCCTACATATATATATCGAGACTCTGACGGCAAAATCAAATATAAATATATAACAAATTGGCAAGAGGCACTTAGAGTTTTACGCGGCGTGAATGTTGAATTTACTAATATTAATATTTAGAGGAGGTTTAAATATTATGAAAGATGACAAAACATTAAAAAATAAACTTAATGCTATATATGGCATTAACGGACAGAAGACATGTAACTTAGAGGCACTTTATAGGCAATATATTTTAGCTCGCACAGAGGTTCGTGTTATTGATAGCGATGCAGTATATCGTTAACAGGGAGGGGTTACATGATTAAAGTAAACTTAACAAACGCTCAAATTGCTGTTCAGAGAGTTATTAACATTCTGGAGCGTGGTGAGGATAGACTCGCACTTGCATATCTCACTGATTTCAAGAGAAAAGCATATAATAAGCTATATCGTGCCGAGAGAAAATACGAGGAGACAATGCCCACAGGTGTAGAATATCAAGTGCGGCAAGCTCAAATTAAACAGGCGCGCATTGAGAAAGAGCAAATATATAATGCTGTTGCGGAAATTCGTAACTATATTAATAACCCGGATGAGTATAAATTCAGCAGTGAACGAGTTAATTACTATAAACTCCGGAGAGCTTTTCAGCGTCTTAATTTCATTGAGGAGAGAAAACAGGCAGAACGCGAGACAGTTAGACAAGTGCAGAAAGAGGCTGGGACAGTTATAGGGATAACGATAACGAGTATCCGCAAAACGGCAAAAATAAATGCCTTATTTGAAAATGTTGTTTTCAATAATCGAATGTATAATTTTAATGAAGGAGAGCTTGAGGAAATCGCGGCTAAAATTAAGGATATAACCGGCTATAATGTCTTAGAGGATTTTTATAGCCATTTTGACACTCCCTCTCATTATGATAGTGGAGGCAGCGAAAAGGGCGGGGCTTTTTTCGATTTTGTGCAAGATACAAGCACAAAATTAAAAAATATGCTTACAGCTTATAGGGATAGCGAGGAACTCTCAGAGCTCGAGGAGCAAGTAAATAAATTCTTAGCCATGGCGAGAATGTAGGAGGGTAAAAATGGGTTATTTAACACCGCAAAAACAAGAGGAGATACTATCTCGAGGTTATGATATTAATGTCTGGATAAGTGACCGAAAAGGCAGAAAAAGCTCAACAACGCAAGAGACTTTACTCTCCGATGCCTTAAATGGCTCGCCCTTTATCCTCTTGCGTAATAAAAAAGATGAGTTGATTAATGAAAGTTGGTTATCTGAGTATATTGTTAATAAGTATAATGATTATACTTTTTATACTGAAAAAATTAATTCTAACATTGTTGCATTAAAAGTTAAAACTCCTGATGATAAGGTATTTATATATTGCTATGGCTTATATATATCGTTAGCTCAGAAATATAAAAGTTCATATTATAAGGGCTTTGAGTCCGTTAAATATGTAGTATGGGAGGAATGCATCCCAAATACTCCACTTATTCAGAATATTAAATATATTCGCTCGCGTTGCATGAGCGAGATACATAATGTGCTCAGTATTACAAGCACGATCGCGAGAGATAACAGAGTGCAGCTTATATGGCTTGGTAACGATATTTCAGATAATATACTCAACCCGGTTACAATAGCGTTTAATTTGCTGGAGCGACTCTCTCCCAATATGGAGATTGAGGAGAATGTAACTCTGAATGATTATGAGTATAGTTTTTATTTTAATTATTTTGATTTTGAGGGTGCTGTGAATCATTGGCTTTATAATAAAAATTTACATATAGCTAATAATATTGATAGTAAGAATCTTATTAAATATAATATTCAACTTAAATCAGAATTTAAAACCTACTATATTTATAACGCCGGTAATTTTATTCATATATCTGATAAAGACTATGCAGTATCTGAGAATTTGAATTCGGGTATTTATTCAACTGTTGATTTCTTCACGAAACATAACGCTCTGACTCTTTTTAGAGCATTTAAATTACAAGATGCACTAAATATGCTTTGCACTTTCTACGGAGTTAGCCGGAGAGAGATAGCTCACTATTTCGGTAGTGAATGGTATCGCGGTAATATTAATTTTACACCGGATAGTGTAACCGATAATGTTGTAATTATTGACCTCGAAAAAATAGTTAATATGTCTTTGGCTGATATTATGAAGCTTAATAATTATTATGACATTAAGAATCTAAATGAATTAAGAAAAACGTGCTCCGTTACTTATAGTAACATTAAGATAATGTTATTAATGGAGGAACTTGGTAATATATTATTGTTTACTTGATATGCTTTGCATATTAATATATGTGCTATTCTTTTAATAAAGAATAAATAAAAATAAAGGAGGAAAAAAGTAATGGCACAAAGTAAGAAAACAAATACAAAGGGAAAAGGTAAAGGTAAAGGCAAGGATTATGAGGTAGTTCCTGACTTTTCAGCTGACTTTATGACGGAGAACGGGGCAACTGTTGAGCTTACACTCTATGACAACGGAGATAAGCAAGATAGAGTTAAACTTGTTATTGGTGGAGCATTTATTATTTACTGCTCGGCTGTTGTTGTTGTTAAGAGTAAAAGGGAGAAATATGCATTTCTTTCATATCCGAGCTTTTACAGCAAGAAGTTTGAGAAATTTTTCAATCAGGCTTATTGTTTCGAAAAATCTCTCATTGAAGAGATTAACGAACAATTAACAGATTATTATTTCAATTATGACGAATAAAAAAATATATTAATCTAAATCAGGGAGTCCACTTGACAGTGGGCTCTCTCTAGTTTATAATATAGGTAAAATATACTACAATTTTTTGGACACTCAATAATTTTAACTTGGAGTTGTTTAATTCAAATGATTGTAAAGATATATTTAATTAATTTTTAAAAGGAGGTAAAAACTATCTTGAATAAGATTATTGAGTTACTCAATGGTATCACAGAGGACACCTCTATTGAAGAGGCTCGACGAATTATACTCGATGTTGTCGAGTTGTGTAGATCAGTGGCTGACGATATGCAAGGCTTAAAGGATATTATTGAGGAACAACGAGAGAATCTCACCAATAAGGATTATGAAATTGCGAGACTTAAGGAAGAGAACGGACGAATATATCGAGATCGTGCCGAGCGTTTAATGGAGAATACCGAAAAGAAAATTAACGAGGTTGTTGAAAAAACGCAAGCCGAAACCGAGTCCGAACTCATCGCAAACATTGATATTTAAAGAATATTAAAATATATAAGGAGGTAATAAATTATGGCTTTAAATTCAGCACAAAGTATTTTTAATTTGATTCGCGTAAGAGCCTCTAAAGAATATCAGGACTTTGTCCCGGCGCTTACTGAAAAGTCACCGATTGGTGATGTTGCAACCCCTATTTTAACAAATCCGCTTATTTTTAAAGAGTTTTCTGTTCTCTTGGGTGCTCTCCTCGAGGTCGAGGTTAATAATAGAGTGTGGACAAATCCGCTTGCTGAACTCATCAGGAGTAATGGCCGCCCACTCGGTGAGTATAGTGCCGAGGTTACTAATAACCCGGTAACTCCTCGACAGTACGACCCTCTCAACCCCGAAAAGGTTCTTGAGTATGCAATGCTTGATGATAAGGTTGCATATTATGTCCGTAATGTTAAAGAGTTATTTAAAGTGTCAATCGCTCGTGAGGATATGATGGGAGCTTTTCAATCGTATGATAATTTCAATGATTATGTCTCCATGAAACTCGCAAGCCTCGAATCGGGCAGACAAATTTCAATGTTCAACCATGTTTTTGAGTCTATCGTTGCGAACTATAACGCAGGCGCGCTCGTTGTGTCTGATGTTCACACCGGCGACAATAATTATGCAGCTTGGACAGTGGCAGCCAAAAACGCTATTGACGGATTTCAATATCCGAGTTCGTTATATAATAAGTATGGATCACTTGCCGGTGCTAATGGCGACTTTAAGGGTTGGACAAAGACCGATGATATTTATATCATGGCTACAGCTAATTGGATTAACTCAGCTGATGTTAATTTTTTGGCTACTCTCTTTAACATCGACAGAGCAGACCTCCAAAAGCGTATTATTAAGGTTATCGATTTTGGTTATGATGCTTATAAAGAGGTTGGAGGCGAGACAGTATTTGACAAGCATGTAACAACGGATATCGATGCAATTATCTTCGATAGGCGCATGCTCCACTTTACAAGCGACCTCGATATTGACGATACTTTCTACAACCCCGAAACCCTTGTAACTAACTACTATAAGCATTGGTGGGCAACTTATCAGCTTTCACCTTTTGCTAACTGCATCGTATTCACAAAGGCAGAGGGAACTGCCCCGAACGGCGCAACTCCGGCAGTGGTTAAAATGAGCGCAAACGCAAAAACTGCAACTATTACTTTGTCACCGGAAACAGCAAGAGTTACTGCTAATGATATTACTTGTCTTTCATTTACAAATCTCTCCGGCTCGAATTTTGCAAGCATAACCACAGCAGATTGGAAAACGGCTTTTGTGCCAACAATTTCTAGTAATGTTGTTACCCTTAGCCTCAATTCCGAACTTGCGGATATGGTTGCCGACACTGATGCTTGCGCAGCCGTTATTAAGATTGGCGGAGTAATTGTTCAGGTTATTTATGACGGAAAAAAAGCATAATTTAAACTGACAAAAAAAAATCTTAAATGGGATGTGGGTTTATCCCATATCCCATTTTTATATACCAAAGGAGGAAAAAATACATGGCTTTTAATCCGTATTTCTTTTGCGATTCACCATTGCCTATAGAGTTAATTCAAAAGGCTTTAAAGGAGCTTGACTATATTAATCCAACTCTTGAAGAGGTTAAAAATAAGGTTGATGCTCTCGTCGCTGACCTCGACGGAACTATTAAGGATGAGGTAACAAAAGTTATTAACAATATGTATGAAAGCGGTGAACTCGGTGCGGTTATTGCTCAGGCAATAGCTAACTCAATGACCGGCAAGAGTGGTAACATTGATTTATCTCATATGGGTTATATATTACACAAAGCGCATAGCTGGGCATTTTCACAGTTGCCGCCGGTAGATCAAGCATTTACTATTGACGAGGAGTATTATAACGCATTGCAAGGTAACTCTGTTTTCATGGTTAATGGTAATCTATATTGGGCTTGCGCCTATGTATGCCAAAACGGCTCTCATTTTGAGAAAAATAATGCTATTAGAATGTATATATATACTATTAATCAAGACGGCTCACTCTCTTATATTACTGATAGAGAATTTGCCGGAGTTGGACACGCTAATGGTGTTGGCTATTGTAATGGTTATATATATATTACAAGTAACTCAATTGCCGGCTCAGGTGGTGGCTTAACAACTAATGTTTGCCGTATTAGTTTTGACGGCGAAAACCTTGGAGGAGTCTGGAGTTCAACATATAATAAATACACTGTTGAAGTAAAAACACCGACAGGAGTTGAGGGAGAATTTACCGACTTCATTTGCGGTTACAATGATGTTATCTATTTTGCTGACTCTAATATGTCAATTTATACATTCGATTGGGATAGCGGAGTTGCGACAAAAGTATATAACCGAATTAATGGCATTGAGGGTTATACTGGCGATGGAATGAGTGTAACAGCAGATTATATCTATATGGGCGCATCGGGTTACAGAATTAAACGATATAACAAGCAACTCGGATATGTTGATTGGGTATATCAATTGCCCACAAAACCTAATAACGGAGCTTTTAAAATTGGCGAGGTTGAGGGCTTTACTGTCATTAATGGCATCTTATATCTTGCCGGAGGTTATAATCTCTCGGGCTTGAGTACCAAATATAATACATATTCAGTAACTCATTTTTATCGCCAAAATTTAGCAACAAATGATATTACAGTACCGGCTCTTATCAATTGGAGCAACGGCTATGTAATGGAAAATAGTATATTCACTACGACCGGAGCAATACCCTCCGACCGAGACAACCCTCGTCATATAGCGAATAGTCTTGATTATTTGAATACTAACTCAGTTCAAATGGCGCTTGATTTAATTGAGAGTAATGACTATATTCAGCGCGCTATTATCTCTATCCGACAAAGGCGAAACACTGAAACTATTGATATACGGACAACTAAACCAATAACTATTGACGGCTCATATTATCGGACTAATATTGAAAAAGGAGTATCTCCCTCGATTGGGCATATATATACAGCTAGTAATACTTCACTAAATATTATTAACATTATTATTAATAATAGATTACCAGAAGATATTAGTAACTCCAATGCGACAGATAATTGTATCTGCTCAAACGGTGGTCTTATTTCGATTCGCAATTGCGCATTTTCGACCGGTTTAATAACTAATAATGCTAATGTAAAATATGCAATTAAAGCATATAACGGCACAATCAATGCCAGAACTGATGAGAGTTACTCAACTAATCCCGAGCAATGGGAATCCCTCAGAGTTGCACTCGGAGTTACCGGAGCCAAATATACAGGCGGTAGTAATATTATTCGTAATATTAACCAAACAGTAACAGGTAATTAAAAAACAACGAGCTTTCGCTCAAGAGGGTGGGAGCTCAGAGTCTTGGAGGTATAGACTATGCTCGAAAATATTTATCAATTATTAATTGAGCAACGAACTATATTAATTATAGTTTTAGTTGCTGTTATTCTGGATTTCATCACAGGAATAACAAAAGCAATTTTTCAAAAAAATATACAGAGCGAAAAGCTCAGGAATACTATTCCGAAAATAATGGGATATTTTGCAATTATTATTATCGGTGTATGCTTGCAAATTGTTTTCAATATTGATTTTATTACAAAAATAATTTGCTTATTCATTATTGTTATTGAGTTTATATCCGTTATCGAAAATGTTAACAATTATGTTACAATCCCGAAATTTTTAACAAAATTACTTGACGATAAAAAGAACGAACTCGACAAAGGAGGCAACGATAATGAGTAAATCATTAACCCCTAAAGAGCGCAACATTGCACTTTACTCCCAATTTCTTACAATGAGTAAAAATCAATCTCTCCATTGGGAAGATCTTATAACTTCTCTTGGCAACTTCGTCCCGTATTACGCTCAATATACCAACTTATGCCTTAACTTTTTCGAGTGGGAGTTGCCGGTTGACAATGAGCAATTAAACGGTGATTTTATTGAGCGATTGCTCTTTTACAAAGGTCATTGTGCTGTTGTTAATGATAAGAGTAAGGGGCTTATTGTCTGTGACTTTAGAACAGTTGACGGACAGAGTAATATTTTTGGCTATCCGACAAAAATACAAGCTCTTGATATATTCGATTATAACAAGGTTATCGGAGAGTATGAGAGCGACGATTTTGTTATTATTCCGAATAATAAACTCTGGTATCCTACTAATATAACAGTATTGAAGTACGCGATTGATATATCCAATATTGCGGATGCAATGAATCTCAATGTTGAGTCACAGAAATTGCCTATCATTCTGCAATCTCCGGATGATAAGGCAAAGCTCTCAATGGAGCAAATAGCCGATAAAATCGAAACAGGAGAGCGATATATATTTGCTAAATCAGACTTTAACATCCAAAACGCGGTACAATCACTTAATATTAATGCTCCATTCATTGCTGATTGTCTTCAAGATTTACAGCAGAGAAAAATTGCGGAACTTTTAACGGCAATCGGCATCAACAATCAAAATATCAACAAAGAGAGTGGAGTCACTACCGATGAAGTTAACTCCAACAACACGCTCGTTAAGTTAAATTTTGATTCCATGCTCATACCACGGCAAGAGGCATGCAACGAAATTAAGAAAAAATTTAATTTAAACACTTGGTGTGATGTTAAGGATTATAACACTAACGATTTATATAATGCGGAGGGAGGTAATAACAATGTCACAGTATAGTATCTCGCTTAAGTCAATAATTAATATTAACTCACATGGTGAGCCATTTAATGATGATGTGTTTGCAAACTCCCAAAAAAAGATAGAACGCGGTCGCAAAATTTTCTTTAATTTTGACTATGACGGAGACGAGAAATTCAAAGAACTTTTTGAAAATAAATTCATTATCAATTATTTGACAGAAAATATTTTTTGCTTGGATGTTGATTTGTTTTTGCTTGCTTTGCAAAACGATGTTAAAATCAAAGCCCCTATTTTTTACAACAAATATAAAACTATTGAGGAGCTAAAAGATACTGATCTCACCCTCGGCGATAAAACAAGCGTTAACAGACAACTTGACGAGGAGCACGCGGACAAAGCAAATGCAACAACTACGGGCTCAGGCTCTACAAGTGGTAAGAGTAAATCGTCTCAATTCCCTCAAGATATTGTTAATGCAAGCTCATTTAACAGTATTAATTATATGGACGGAGGCAACGCATCAGAAACGAGTAACAGCTCGAAATCAAGTAATACATCGGACGGCAGCGGAACATCAAAGCATATAGAGACTTCGGAGACAGTTAGGACAGTTAACGCATTTGACCGAATTGAAAAATATCTTGAGCTCCAGCTTGATGTAATTACAGATTTTGTGATGTCTTTCAATAATCTCTTTATGAGGATATGGTAAAGGAGGTTGTTATATATGTCCTATAAATCAGGAACACCCAACGGAACGCTTTACGCGGGTACTATTAAGTGGAGTAATGATTATAAGCATACCATACTTTTTAATTCAGAGAGTGCCCGAAATGATTTCATGACAAGTAATCTATCCAAATTAAAAAACAATGTTATATATTATAATCCCAATAGATATATTGATGTTGCCGGCAAGCTCCAAAAAGCTGAAAGTTATAACTATGTTTTTTACACAAACGATAGCGACATTTCAAATACAAAGTATTGTTGCTTCGTTACAAACTATGAATATATAGCACCCGACACAACACGACTCTATATTGAGCTTGATGTTTTTCAAATGCTGATTTATTCTACAACTTTTTATCAATCTTACATCGAGCGCGCTATTATTTCAAAGAGTGCTGACAATGCAAATACAAATTATTTGCCTGAGCCAATTACTGCACCACTCGAATATGAAAAAAAATTAACGGATATACTCGAGTCCGCTAAATGGGAGCCGGCATGGGTGCTCCATATGGCAAGTTATTATAACAGTGCAACAGGTAAGTACGACTATAAGGGCATCGGCACAAATAGCACATATGGTGAATATGGGCGCTTTATTGAATCTGAAACCGAAATGCACACAGTTCTAACAATGTATGGGCGTAAAGGTATTAATGAAGTATTAGAGGACTTCAATGTGATGTTGGATGACACAGTTGATAACTTCACTCAAAACGGTAAAAAAGTCCTAAAATCGATTATACAAGGTATTTTCAGTGGTGGTATATCAACAACAGAGGGCTGGAATAATATGACGGGATTGGCCGCCATATCGGATATAGGCTCACTTGCTGACTTTCAGGACCACAGGGATGAGCTCCTCGGACTTTATGCTATTCCGCAATGGCTCAAAGAGGCATATATCGCAGACGGTGGCAACTCTAACTTTGCGGACAACCGCCGTAGCTATAAAGATGTTGACTTGACAATCAATCAAAATTCTCTTGCAAATGGTTACACTCCGCGCAACAAAAAGCTATTAACAAGTGTATGTCGTGGATATATTCTAGCCAATAAGACAGGCATGCGCAAAGCGTTTAAGCCAGAGTTATTCGATGATAATCCAACAATCAGAATAACCGGTATAACAATGGAAACATCTGGCTATCAATGGCATATCAACAACTACCATGAGATTACAGACTCCTATGGTGAAGTCCCCTACAATTCAGAGCGTCGTGTCGGCTACGACGCAAACACCGGCTTGAACAAGGCTATTAATACCATGGGTGCTATCTCATCAGTTGCCGGAGGAGTTGGAGCACTTGCCGGAGGAATTGCAAGTAAAAACCCGGTTGGTGTTATTGAGGGGGTTAATAGTGGAGTTAATTCACTTGTCAACGCTGTTGATATGATTGGTAATCAAGAGCAGCATATCGGTAACAATAGCGACCTACTCAGAGTTACTGGAGGGCGAGCGCAATTAAGCTGGTATGAGATTAGCCCAACACGCTCCGAATGTGAGAGTATTGACAACTTTTTTGATATGTATGGATATACAATAAATAAGCATGCAAATCCGCGCTCATATTTTAATACTCGCTCAGTATGGAATTATATCAAGTGCGCTAATGTTAATTTATCTTGTGATGCTCCGGCTGACTATGAGAATAAATTAAAAAATATCTTTTCATCGGGTGTAACACTATGGCATAGCTACTCCGATTTCGGTAACTATGGAAAAACAAACTCATAACAAGGAGGTATATGATTATGAATAAAACAAATAAAGGACTTGTCGAATATTGCAAGGCACAAATCGGTAATCCATATTGGTATGGTTGTTTTGGGCAAACAAGCTCGCGCCAACTTTACACAATAAAGAAAAAACAATATCCGAAACAATATAAATGGGATTGCCCTAAAAATCAAATCGGAAAGAAAGTACATGATTGTGTGGGACTCATCAAGGGTTATCTCTGGAGTGAATCTCCAACAAGCAAGCCGAAATATAAAGGCTCTCAGGATGTAAGTGCTAACGGCATGTATGACAAATCCAAAACTAAAGGTAAAATTAACACTATGCCGAATGAGCCCGGAATCCTTGTATTCATGGATAATCATGTTGGTGTATATATCGGCAATGGCTATGTTATCGAGGCGCGTGGGCATGCATACGGAGTCGTAAAAACAAAACTCTCGGAGCGCAAATGGACAAAGTGGAGTAAATGCCCATGGATAGAATACTCCGCAAACAAAGTGAGTACAAATAAAAGCTACTCGTACTATCCAAAATATAAAGGATTATCTATCTCAATTGTTGATGCATTAAAAAGTGTCGGTGTTAAGGATGTAACAATATCAGATCGAAAAAAAATTGCAAAAGCAAACGGCATTGCAAATTATAAAGGCACTGCAAGCCAAAATTTAAAAATGTTAAAACTACTTAAAAGAGGCAAACTAATTAAGGGATAAAAAATAACCGCGCTACATTTTGAAAATGTAGCGCGGTTTTACTTATTATAAAACTCCTTTAATTAAATATTTGATAAAATAGCATATTTTCTAAACTGAATACGGGTCCGTGTGTTTCTGTCCGATTTATTGGACATTGCTATAACACGCTATGTGATGAGTTGTAAGGGGCTTTTGGTGTTTGGCTCGTCTCTTG